CTCAGTCCAGTCACTGGCTTTTAACTGCTTCGGTTCTTCCTGCGGCGCTAACTGCTCATTGCCAGTTTCACCGCTTCTGACAGATAACATATTGAATCCTCTCAAATAGAAGTCCTGAGATTCATCTTCTGGCAAACCGAGAATACGCTGAGCATCCGCAACCTTACAGACACCACCCTGGACCTGAGCTATAGTTCTGGCAGATAGTTTGTCCTCATCTTCTTGGAGGACACGAATATCGGATACGTCATAAATTACCCGATAATTAACTAGGTCATCCACATATTCGCTTAAAAGCTGATGTTTAGTCTGTGAACCTACTATCCTTTGAAGAGGGATTATCCCACTTTCATAAGCCATCTCTCTAGCCTCAGCCATATTGGAGAATGTAGAACGGTCTAGGCCAGCGCCTAACCCCGCAACAATGGCGGGAACACCGAGAACAGCAGATATCCGCTCTTCTGGTATCCTCCGCAATTGCTTCAAATCCATCTGCTGAGGATTGAATCCGAAAGTGTCAACTTTGGTTGCAGAGCCTATGACTATCGGCTCGCCTCGTCGGTCGCCAGTGGTTCGCTCTTTAACATAAGCCTTGACAGCATCAGCATCTTGTGGGGAAACACCAGCATCCTTTTCTGGTGATATGACCATGCCTGGCACGCCCATATTCCGCAAAAGAGTTGCCGTCATATTTGCCGCTTCGTCATCAGTAAAAACCTCTCGTAATAAAGCCTGGAGGGGAGATCGTCCTTTTCTCAGGTTATCGGGATCTATCCCCATACGGTAATGCACTATGTCTATCGGCTCTATCGGTATCTGCTGGCCGCCGGGACTATAACTGTAATGAGATAAAAATTCAGTACCATCCCTAGGCCATTTCGGTTCTATCAAGGTTGAGGGAATCCACCAGAGCTGTACGGGACGGCCCGCTCCGCTCCTGACCTTGATTAGATAGCTATTCCCTGAAATAATCAGGTCGGCAACCAAGGCACTTTGAAGCAGGAGGCCATCATAAAAAGGATTGGGATTGTCCAGGAGTTGAACCATCGGACTATCGGCAACTCCTATCCATTCCCCATCCTTATCTTTTGTCTGTACCATAATTGGGGCTTCGGGGAATGTCCGTTGTATCCAGCCCACACAAGCCATGATAATTGACGATTGCCAGCCATTGACTTCCCTGGCATAGTTGAATCTCGTGCGAGGCATAAACCAGGTACCATAAGCAGTAGGGAACAAGAACTTTGTCAGGGATTTTCTTATCGTATCTTTTATCGCCAAATTATTCTCCTACTGGCACCCAGCGTAGAATATTTAACTTCCCTATCACGCCATACCTTCTTGAGTCCATGCCATGTGAAAAGATATGTGTACTCTTATCAGTCAGCTTGCCATTCTTGTCAGGGATATATCTGAAGTTCCTTTGCTCTTTAATGCAGTTCACCGAGTCCTTAGTCCAGCGCTGTTTATACTGCCTTAGTTTCTGGTGCCCGTATTCCACTGAATCAGCACCCTTTGGACAGGGCTTAATATTGAATCCGAGCTTGTATATCTCAGTAATTGACTTTGGCTCTGCTGAATCGGCAAATATTTCATCATATTGCTTACGTACCCCAAGCTCATCCATACGATTAGCAATATCATCGTTAGTAAGACCAGTCTCATAAATAAGTTCTTGCGAAAATAGTTCATCACCGATTATTACATTCTTGGTTAAAGCAGTCTGGTCAGTGGAAAAACCAAAATCAAGGCCATAGAATATATCCCCCGCTGGCAATCGGTCAATCTGTTCAAAGTAAGGATAAATCAGTCCCTCGATATGGCCTATTCTACCCAGGCCGTATATATTCCACCAGTTGGGGTCTTTATCACGGTTAGATTCTATATTGGCGATGACTTCTTGAGGTAGGACAGCGATAGCATCCTGATAGGTTGAATGGATATAAGCGTTCTCATCCTGCCCAATCCAGTATTCATGTGCCCAAAACTCACTGACTGGGTTCCAGTCGCAGAAGGTGAATTTGGCAGTGCGAATATCCAGCCCCCTGGCTGTCTCCCAAGGTACGTTGTTTGCCTCATTGATGAAGAGGATGTCCCGCCTCGGCCCCCGGACTTTCGCCGCCTCATCAGCACCGAAGAACTCTATCCGTCCTCTACCGAAGGAGTAAGTTTGCTCAGTTTTGTTATAGCGGGGATTGTTCTCTGTGCCCTCATCCAGTATCCGGAAGAAGTCCCGTATAGCACCACGCTTCAGATGTGGCAAGCTCTCGCTCACTACGGAGATTAGTAATGGGTGTTTGGCACTTTGAGCAATCAGGATAAGGATTTGGAGAATAGACCACGTCTTACTCGATGCCGTTCCGCCTTCATCCAGCGCTCGGCGCTTACCGCCCAGCCATGCTTGCGTGTTCTCCTCGAATATTCTAGTGGCATGTATCCTCACGTCCCCTCGCCGTCAACCAGTGCCTTGACTAGCTTCTTGGTAGCATCACTAGAAACGATAATCTCCGTTTTGATAGGCTGACCGCCCTCACCACTAATTTCCTGCCTCTCAACGTACCCCCTAGCCTTGCCCTGGGTTTTGAGATAGAAGATTATGCACGTATTGTCGCCCTGTCTGATTTTCTCATAGAGTTTACCCTCAGCGAAATCCAGCATCCGCTCATGGGCTTCTTGCGCGGTCTCTTTAACCGATGGGAACTCAGCCACATAGCGGCAAGCCGTCCTATACCCAATTCCAGCTTTAGCCGCTGCCAGTGTCAGGAGGCCATTCGATTCTCTAATAGCTTTAATAAGGCGAGCAGCCGTCTCTTCCCTTTTTTTTGAAATGCCATTCGTGCCGTTCGTACCATTAGCCATCTGTTCTCACCACCCAATTATCTTGCTCCTAGGACCATCATTCTGTCTCCTCTGGATGCCTACTCTTTCTGACAGCCCGCTCAATCAACAAGCCGCTGACAATCGGTATGGCAAAGGATAGGAACCATTCAGGCGCCGCCCCTGCATCAAAGCTCTCGATAATTGCCATAATGCAAAGCGTGTACCCTAGCCCAATAGCAATTATCGGTCTAAATACTTGTCTCATTCTCACCTTCTCCAATCATCAGGGTTGTACCAGATGTCGGCTATAAACTCGGACCCGACCCCATCACTTGTGTCAATAATCCCATTGGGCTTTATGCGCCCTGGTCTCATTATGTAGGCATGGGGAGTCCAATCGAGATTCCATAGCGTTCCATGCCCACCAGGATGCAAGTCAACCTGGTCTAGCTGGAAGAATACCCAACTCTCCAACTGGTTCACATCCTGAGCTATCTGGATGCAATTCAAATAATCGCATCCGCCATAAGCGATTGCTGCTGGCAGACTGAAACGCACCCCAGGCTCATAGCATTTCCATGTTGGCGTTTCCACCCTATCAGAATCTATCGCCTCCCCGCTGTGCATACGATACCAGTACATATCATGTGGCACTTTGGAGCAATCTAGGTCACCTAAGAGGGCATGACGATAGGCACAGGCAACTTCCATGCCTTTGCCTCCGGCACCCGGCCTATATGTAGGCTTAGCGCTGCAATTGGAGCCGCCCTTGTCTACCGCTTTAGCACTGCGGTCAAAATATCCCCAAGACCACCAATTGCCTACTCTTATTGCCAGTTCCCTGCGCACCTGGTCTGAGTCAAATCCATGGGCTTCATTTAGCGGTAAGTTCCACCAATCCCTTGCCACGTTGCCGTTAATTAGATGCTGATACAGTTCAGGCCGCATCATCGCCAAGTAATCGGGTATTACATCGGGCGTCTCAACATAGTTCAGCACTTGCCACATCTGAGGCCAGGAGCCAGTCATAACGTAGTATTGACAACCTCGTTTTAACGAGGGGAGTGTGCTATCGAAACCAGGAATATAACCTGCCCAGTGACCATCATCCCCCTCATACCAGATGCCATGACATTTTTCCAAGGTCTCTATGGCCGTCTCGGGTCCCATATCAGGCCCATCCCAAATTATCTTGTTGATGGCTTCTGGCAAGTAAATTAGATGGCTCCCTACCTTAGCAGTAGGCGTATAAACAAGAGCCTGGTCGCCATCCTCTGATAAGGTGACTGTTTGCTCGGTGAATACGATGGTGCCCTTTCGCCCATTAGTAGCCATCTATTCTCACCGCCTGTTTGCCTGTAAAGTTCTGCCACCTCTGGATTATCACATCGCAGTAGTGTTCATCTATCTCCATCATAAAGCACCTGCGCCCTAGCTTCTCACAGGCTATTAGTGTGGAGCCGGAGCCGCCATAACAATCAAGAACTGAATTACCTTTGTAATCAGTAAGAATCTGTGCCATCAACCCAACTGGCTTCTGTGTTGGGTGTACCCTATTAGTTAATTCCTCTTTACGGCTACCTTCTCTCCTCATCCCGCTCCACATATGATGGTATAGCCTGAGCTTCCCTTCAAACGAAGTCCATGCTAATTCAACCTCAGAGAAGGTTCCAGTGACATCTTTATCCCAAGCTACCCAAGCCTTTCCATCTGGTAGTTTAGATGCAAAATAGTTAGCCCCGAATATTATTTGGTTATCTGATAGTGTCAGTAAAAACGATGGGTCGAAAGGTTTATCGTCACCAATGACTGGTGAGTATTTATTAGCTTTGCATACCCTATCGAATCCCACCCGTCCTTTATTGGTTGTTGTGCCATAAGGCTTGGAGCCACCGACGGTGGCTCCTTCAATCTTAACTATCCCTATTCCATAAGGCGGGTCGGTCAGAATTAGTTCCGCCTTCTCTCCCCCCATCAGCTTATCTATATTTGCCTTTATCGTGCAGTCGGCACATAACAAGCGGTGCGAGCCGAGTTGCCATAAATCCCCCGTCTTGCAGACAGTCTCAACCTTCTCTGGTATCTCATCATCATCGGTCAATCCTTCCTCTGGCACATGGAACTGGGTCATCAGGTCTTCTATCTCTTTCAGGTCAAAGCCTGTTATCTCCATATCGAAGTCGCCTGTATCAAGTTCTTGCAGCAAGTCTTTCAATCGAGGCATGTCCCACTCGCCCTGTATCTTGTTGAGGGCAACATTAAGTGCCTTCTCCTTGACTTCAGATAAATCCACTACTGAGACTTCTACCTGTTTGACGTCAAGCTCTTTTAGCACTTTTAATCTCTGGTGTCCACCTATAAGATTGCCAGTTCGCTTATTCCAGACAAGCGGTTCCACCATATCAAACTCTATTATAGATTTCTTTAGCCTCTCGTATTCAGGGTCAGTAGGCTGGAGGTCTTTCCTCGGATTGTATTTCGCTGGATTTATGTCGCTGATTTTAAGCGTTTGAATTTCCATCTTTAACGAAAACAGCCCACCGAAGTGAGCTTTGACGAACTTGGGGCATGCAAATAACCTTCATTGTCAAGCATATCACGGAACGTAAAGGATGTCAATACCCCCATCAAAAATATGGCATCTCAAAGCTAAAATACGCCGCAAATGCACTTTCTCTTTTGTGCCCACCCCCTTCTTCTCCACTCACTATAGGTGACTCGCTTCCGTTTCCAGCCTCTAATATATCG